CAAGTAGTTCCTGACAATGATTTACCGTTCCAATTGACACAGTGCTTTTTTAATCGTCCTGGTAACCATACCTCGCTCGGAGCTATTTGACAAAATGCTGATTTAACTCCGTTGTTCCACCAACGATTTTTTTTCTGCATTTCGTACATTGCCCGCCTGGCCATGGTTTCTTTATAGACGCGGCCAGGATAGTATCCGAGTGGACAATATTTTCCCAAGATATTGTCAACTCCATTTGTATACCAGTTACCGGGAACATTAATCGGCGAAATTGCCTTGTTTAAGATCATAGGATGTTTGAGCATTCGGCGTATCACTTTATATTCCCACCAAGTGGCGGCGACAGGATCATCAAATTCTTTCCGAACTATCCAAATAAAAGAACCCACTCCTTCAGCTTCAATAATAGTGTTGACCGTTTTTGATGAAGTGAAGTAAACCTTTCCCAAGTCTTCACCTGCCGGGAGGATATTAGCAAATCTAACGCCATAATAAAAATGACCAGATTCACGGTGTATGGCCACGTAAGTGTATGGTTTCATATAAGTCTCCGTTAAACATATTTATATTAATCATTTTTATTTATTCTTTTTTACTTGCTTTGTTGCATACATAATGATATGATCGCATAATGAAAACTAGAGAAGAAATTATCACTGATATGTGCTTTACGTGGCGTCATGATTTTGGCCTTGAAATCAGCGAGGATGATCGCATGTATTCACTCAGGTCCGGTATGACAAAACACGAGCGAGAATCTTTGTGGCAAAATATGGCCCAAATTTTTGATAATGACATTGCTCCCTTGCTGGAAACTGCAACCCAGTATGATGCCGGAACTCACGTTCCCATCCCCAGAAACATTGAACAGGCAAAAGGAATGCTTTTGATTGCTCAACATTATCTAAATAATCATCAACAAAAAGAAAACATAGCATAAATAATATTACTATGTTTTCTTTTCTTTTTGGATTTATAATAAAGTGGCTAATACATCTACTCATGACAGTGGGTATTGTTTTATACATTGCTTCATTTGTAATGGGTATTTCACGAACTGTTTCTCCACTTAAACCTATAGCAAATTTACTAGGCTGCTTGGCTATAGGTGCGGCATTGTTCTTTCAGGGTGAAGAATCGTACAAACAGAAAATAGCAGCAGATTCTGCAAAATTGCAAGTAAAGTTGGTTCAAGCCAGAGCAGAATCTGGGGAAAAGAATACCCAAATAGAAACTAAGTATTTGACAAAAACTAAGATCGTTCATGAAAAGGGCGATGACATTATCCGAGTAATTCAACAAAACGCAACGCAGATGGACACCGAGTGCAAGATAACTCCAGAAACCATCGCGATTCATAATAATGCAGCACTCATAACTGGTGATAAAAAATGAATAAAATCATAACACTTCCGTTATTTCTCTTTCTTGGTGCTTGCGTAACCACTGTTCCAGTTACAGCTAAATTCCCTGATGTTCCTCCGGTATTGAAAGAGCCTTGCGCTAAGCTTGATACCATTAAAAACGATTCAACTAAGTTGAGTGATTTGATGACTACGGTAACCAACAATTATGTAAAATATCATGATTGTGCTGCACAAGTAGATTCTTGGAACGACTGGTATACTAAGCAGAAAAAGATATTTGAAGACGCCACCAAATAATTCTTCTATAGATAAATAGTCTATAAAGTGGAAGAATTATATGAGTGCTACTCAACAAATTATTAACATTGGTGCTGCGCCGAACGATCAGCAAGGTGATCCACTGCGCGTAGCATTTGGTAAAGTCAACAATAACTTTTCCAATCTTTTTGCAACATTTGTAAACACAAGTGACACTACCACAACAGGAAATGTGGCGGGACAAGTAATATTTCAGACTTCCGCAAATACTTTCACCCAAGGTGAATTTTTTATACGATCAAGTAATCCTGACACAAGCGATAGTCAAAATATACAGCTTTCTGCTCAACTCAGTAACGATGGTACTCAAATCGCATTTAGCGGCTTTGGGACAACGTTTTTTGGTAACGCGGTGACTTCGTATGATATGGTTGTAACCAGTGGAAATGTTCAAATTTTAGCTAACCCTTTGGTAGATAATACCACAATTCTTACGCACTTCATCTCATCACAGGTAATATGGAGTGGGGTAAACCCTCCCGGTCTAGACCTCATACTGGACGGCTACGCAAATTCAGTAATGGAAACTGAAAATGGATTAAATCTAACAACAACACAAGCCGGAAGTCAATAATTTATGTGCGTATTAGTCGCTAAATATTTTGAAAACAAAGGGTGGGTTGGTGTAAAAAACAGGGACAGAAACTACATTCCTGAAATAGGATTTGAAGTATATGATAAGGATGGTCTTGAAAGACTGCTGTTTTGTGACGAAGTAACTGGCTATAAAGAAGGATTCAATAGTAATGGCGTAGCAATTTTAAGTGCTAGCCTCATGATCCAAGACGACGAAAAAGAAATCACGAAGACAAAAAAAGAACGTAGTCCAGATGGTATAAAAATATCGGATGCTTTGCTACAAGATAATGCAATTTATGCTGCGAAAAAAGCGATACAGAATCAACTTACCGGAAACTCCATCATCTATGATAGAGATAACCTTTTTCTATTAGAAGCATGTAAAAAAGATGATCAGTATCATTATGTTTGCAAAAAAATTGATAAAAACCAAACAGTTGCTAGAACCAACCATGGGGTATGGTTGCCTTGGGCCGGATATCAGAGAAACCCCGATGATGAGTCCGAAACTCTAAGTAGAATTAGTAGCGAAGCCAGATTGGCACAGGCAGAAATCATAGTAATGAAGGCAGAATCACCAGAAGCTTTGGTTAATTCTATGTGTCAGGTATATGTGGATAACCCCCAGCTTAACGTAATGCGCACCAGCACTGAACGAAAAAAAATGAGAACTACAGCACAGGAAATGATAGTTCCGAGTGAAAGAACGCTGTATTGCCGTCCTATATCAAGTCATATTGAATTTGATTTTTGGAATTTAAACAAACCGCAAAGAAATTGTTGGGTAGAAATATTATCTAACAGAGCACTATGGCAAAATACTAAAGGCGACCCACCATTTGGTTCTGATGGAATGAAGCACTCGTCTGATAAATAAATATTGAAATGGAAGAATATTAATATGAGAGCATGGGAATTTCTAACGGAAGCAGACTCACCAGTTCAGCCAAACATGTTTGCTGATGGTCAACTCGATGCCATAAAAGGCGCTATTTCCATGCCTGACTTGAGTATTAATAAATCTAACGGTAGCCCCTATTTGGCTTGGCGATTTGGAATAGCTATGGCAGGAGCACCCGATTATCCAACACCTCCTGTGGGTCCTATGGCGGGTGATCCACTGCTGTCAACCTATACCGATGTTGAACTTCAAATTATTAATACCGCAGCAAAAACTATAGGTGCTGGTAAAGTAAAAAAGGTAAGCGATAATCGCAGCACCGAAATGTCCAATACGAATAAAGTAAGCCCGGTAAGAAAAGTAAAAGGCTACAAAAAGAAATGAGAGCACATGAATTCATTCGTGAATCCATTGATTTAGACGAAAAGTCTTTCGGCAATAGTATGGGTGCTGTTGTAACCTATGACAATCAAAATATGAATCACGGGCATTTGCACAATCACTGGAGAATGGGCATCGCTCTAGCAGGTGCACCACATATACCCACTCCTGCTACAAATTTCATTGCTGGCAATCCAATGTTTCATGCGTACACTGCCGTTGAAGAAGAAATGCTGGATTATGCAGCAAAACAGATAGGAGATACCAGTGGTCGTAACTGGGCATCGTCAAAGAGCATGGAACGCGAAGACACTAACAAAAAAAGTCCTACACGTAAAGTCGGTGATTATAGAAAAAAATAATCGCATCATTGTCAGTGTATAAGTAATATCATGAACAACATTGACACTAAACAAATTTTCGACCCCGTAAAACTCATGTTTTATTATGAGCACATTATGAACCAGCATCTTTATGATGAAGGACCAAGTGAATTTCACAAGAAACTAACCGAACAGGTTATTGCCACTTACATTGATCCAATGCAGCTACCTAAAGATGCGAAGATCATTGATATGGGATGCGGTGTGGGTTACTTCCTTGATGAAATGCGAGACAGAGGATATACCGATGTCACGGGAATTAGCTTAAGTCCAGAAGACATTAAACTATGTGAGGATAATGGCCACACCATAAAGCAATATGATATGTCTTTTCTGCCACAAAAAGATGGATATTATGATGAATCTATTGATTTCATTTTTGCTCGCCAGTCTCTGGAACATTCTCCTTATCCAATTTTCACATTGATGGAGTATAACCGTGTCCTAAAGCAAGGCTCAAGAATTTATATTGAAGTCCCGGCACCAGATTGCGACCGTAGACATGAGTATAACCAAAACCATTACAGCATTCTCGGTGAGAATCAGTGGGCGGCACTTCTGTTGCGTACCGGATTTGATATTGAAAAGTTCAATAATTTTGAATTTGATATCACTTTCCCTCCGGAAGAAGGATCAGAAGATCAATCACCGATTAACATGAAAGAAAAGTATTTCTGCATTGTAGCAAAGAAATCTCGTCCTTTGGATGTAAAGTAAGAAAAAAACACAACTTGATTAATATATCACCCGTGAAGAAATTCGCGGGTGATTTCTTATGCACTGGCATAAATACAATATACGGAGTTAGCTATGAGTCCAAGTGAATTGTTACGTAAATTTGCAGATATGATTGATGCCAAATATCAAGATGGCGGCATGAATCATGAAATGCCTTCTGATTATGAATCCGAAGAAGATGATGCTGGTTGCGGATGCGAAAATGACAATGGGTTGGCAAATGCGCCCGATGACATATTTGTTCCGCCTCTTCAGATGAAACTTGAATTGCTGAAAAAAGCAACTGGCGTAGATAATATCTACGACAATGATGACGAAGATGATCCGGATCACCATCACTATAACGAACTTGAGATTATTAAAAAGAACGCAGGCATCAATCCAGTCGTATTAGACGCATTGGGTGACGACGAGCCACTGGACGTTTAAGGAGATTACCTTGAGCGGTTTTATTCAAAAAGTATTTACGAGTAGAGACAATAACGCTAACTCAGCCAACTATGTTGGTGAGCAGGATCGTATTTGGTGGAATCCAGATACTAACGCACTCTACTACAGTGATGGAAGCACTCCGGGTGGACAGCCCGTAGGCATCGCCGGTAACGCCTCAATCGGCGGAAGCAATACCCAAATTCAATATAATAGTACAGGTAGTTTTGCAGGAAGCTATCAGTTAACATACGACTTTACTAATAATGTCTTATATACGCCCCCAACAATTACCAATGGCAATTTTGTTCCATCAACGCCGAGTACTTTTTCTTTAGGTACTCCTACCAATAAATGGGGCAATATGTATTTGGGACCAAACGCGATCTTTATTCAGGATATTGCAAACGTAAACAATAGTGCTGAATTGAATGTACTCAATAATATTCTTTATATTGGTAATGTTGCTGGCATTTCAACAGGAGCGATCACTAACGGCAATAGCGGTATGTTTATTACTCCAAATGGCAGTGTGCAATTTAGTACTACCGGCATTTCAAACGTATTGGTTCTAACTAACACCGGCAGTAATTTTGCTGGACCCGCCAATATAGGAGGCAATTTACAGATTGCTGGCGGATTAACTGCGAATGGCACAAGCATACTCATGGGTAATGTAACTATGTCAGGTAATGCTACGGTGCTTGGTAATCTTAATGCAAATGGATTAGTAAGTTTATCAAATATCGTACTGATATCCGGCGAGGTTGGTATATCAGGAAATCTTACAACAAACGGAACAAGTAACCTTGTCGGTAATGTTATTATGTCTGGAACTGTTCAGTCTATCGGTAACTTTACTGCAAACGGAACCACTAACTTAAGCGGAAACGTTTTATTGCAAAATAATATTCAGGTAACCGGGACCCTTACAGCAAACGGAACAAGTAACCTTGTCGGTAATGTTATTATTTCTGGAACTGTTCAGTCTATCGGTAACTTTATTGCAAACGGAACAAGTAACCTTGTCGGTAATGTTATTATGTCTGGAACTGTTCAGTCTATCGGTAACTTTACTGCAAACGGAACAAGTAACCTTATAGGAACGGTAGGAATTTCTGGAAATGCGACAGTAAATGGGTCACTAAGAATTGGTAATATTTTACTAAGTAGTGATCAAATATATGATATTGTAGCAAACAATTCAATCACTATCGCAACAACCGGAACTAATGCTGGTATTATTTTTAATACCAATGAATTTAATATTTATACTACAACTAATCCTAAACCTTCGTTTCAAGTCAATAACATTGGTGAAGTCCAGATTCTAACTCCCACGTTTGATTCAAATACTGGAGCAGTAAGTATTATTGGGTCATCCGATGGAAATTATGTCCCACCAGCATCATCAGGGTCAATGCTACACATCACTGGCCAGCCCGGAACAGCAAGTAAGATACATAATGATGCTGCAAATAATTATTCGTTGTTTGTTGGTCGCAGATATGACGGAACGAGTTCATCACCAACTCCAGTAAACAGCAATGAACTTGTGGCCCGTTTTGCTGGCAGTGCCTATAATTCTGCAAATGTTTTTCCTACCGCAGGCATTGCGCGTTTTGATATTGTTGCCAGTGAAAATCAAACAGCAACGAATCAAGGCGCTCGCATTGAAGTTTGGGTCACGCCGATCGGATCAAATGTAATCACTAAGCAATTGGCATTCAGCAGCAATGGTATAACCTTTATTGATGGTACTTCACAGAATACCGCAGCCATTCCTCTCAACTATCTCGCAAATGCTAACGGCGTTGCGACACTGGGTCCGGACGGTAAAGTTCTCAGTTCGCAGTTAAGTGCTGGCGCAGTTATATACAAAGGCACATGGAATGCAAGTACCAACACTCCTACTTTAGGTCCGGGATTGCCTTCCGGTGTTGTTGCAGGCTGGCAGTATAGTGTAAGTGTCGGTGGTACTCAGGACATCGGTGATGGTCCTACAACTTTTTACGCAGGTGACTATGTTACTTACAACGGTAGCACATGGGATCGTATACCTGGATCAGGCTCAGTGGTCGCCTCATTCAATACTCGCACTGGTGCAGTCACACTATCATCAAGTGACGTAACTACTGCATTGGGATATACTCCATATAACGGTTCAACTAATCCAAATGGATATGTAAACACCGCAGGTGCAGCCGCAGCAGCACCAGTACAATCATTCAACACTCGTACAGGTGCAGTCACGCTACAAAGTTCAGATGTTACAACTGCATTGACTTCTGGTAGTCTGACTAATGCTAAACTTGCAAATAGTAATATTATCATTGGTAATACTACGATCAGTTTGGGATCAACTGCAAATGCTTTGGCTGGGCTGGTAGCCGTAACTGCAACGACATTCACTGGCAATCTTACTGGTGCTGCAACAACTGCAGGAACCGTAACTACAGGTGCACAACCAAATATCACATCTGTTGGTAATCTTACCACTCTCGCGGTAACGGGCAATCTTTCTGCCGGAAATCTATCTGGCGCTGGCGCAGGATTAAGTGCAATTAATGGTGCCAACGTCACAGGAACGGTAGCAAATGCAACCTACGCAACAAGTGCTGGATTTGCAACTCTCGCAGCAACCGCAAATACGGTTGCTGGTGCCAACGTCACAGGAACGGTAGCAAATGCAACCTACGCAACAAGTGCTGGAGTTGCAACTCTCGCAGCAACCGCAAATACGGTTGCTGGTGCAAATGTTACTGGGAATGTTCCAAATGCACTGAATGCATTCAATTCCACTTACGCCAGTGTCGCAAACTCGGTAACAGGAGCAAATGTTATTGGTATTGTGGCTAACGCAACATATGCCTCAAGCGCGGGAACAGCATCAATTGCCACCTCTGCAACGACAGCAGGAACAGTTACGACCAATGCGCAGCCAAATATCACATCGGTAGGTAACTTAACTTCACTTGCAGTTACTGGAAATGCAAATGTCGGAAATCTCGGAACTTCTGGTTTAATAGTTGCAACCAGTAACATCACTGGGGGTAATTTAACTACAGTGGGTATTGCTAACGTTGGCACACTTGCAGTTACTGGAAATGCAACAGTAACCGGAAATACAACAACCAGCAATCTAAATATCTCTGCGAATGGAGTAATAACTACTCCGAGAATTGTATTCAATGATGGTGGTGTAAGATCAGTAACTGGTGGAACTACACAAACTATTAACTTTAATTCTGATAGTATAGTATTATGGTATGTTCCTACTGGTGATACTACGGTTACACTTGCTAACTTTACCGCAGGATCAACAGTTAAGCTAATCGTTAGAATGGGCGGCAATGGTAGAAACATTGCGATGGGTGTGTCGGATGCTAATAATAGCACCACTGGCACCACGACTATTACTGGTCATGGTCCCGGCGCATTGTATGGTGCCAATCAAGCAGTAATTCTTACTTACTCTTGTGTAGATGGCACCGCCGCGAATACATACGTTCAGGCGAGCTACGTATAATGTTTGACGCATTTAACCAAGCTAAACTGATGAACGCCTATAAAGGTTTCACTGAGTTCACACCTCCAGAAGAAAAGGATATGTCAGTAGACGAGCTAAAACGTTTGGCTGGTATTCCTAAATATTATGATTTAAATGGTGATAGAGCAGACAATGTGTCACAAGTTAGTCCTGCTAAAAAAGCACAGTATATACGTGACAACAACATCAGACCGGGCGATCCCGAGTGGTTCGCTGTGATGTTTGCTAAACCGCATCTAACGGGTGAGGACCCTTTCTCAAAAAAGTAGCATATTAAAGCTAAATAATTATACTATGGCAAATACACCTTCACTTATAAAAACTCCGTATCAAAAGACGGTATTTAAAAACGAAAAAGAATTACAAGAATTCATGAAATGTTGCGATCCAGTAAACGGATACCTATATTTCATGTCAAACTTTTTTATGATTCAACATCCCACCAAAGGGGCAATGCATTATCGCCCGTGGGATTTTCAAAAAAGACTCATTGAAACGTATCACAAATATCGTTCCAGTATATCGCTAATGCCGCGCCAGACCGGCAAAAGCACCTCAGCAGCAGGATACCTGTTGTGGTATGCAATGTTCATTCCTGATTCAACTGTCTTGATAGCAGCCCACAAATATGCGGGTGCACAAGAAATCATGACACGTATTCGTTATGCTTATGAAAATTGTCCAGACCACATTAAAGCAGGTGTGACAACGTATAATAAGGGTTCTATTGATTTTGAGAATGGTTCTCGTATTGTTTCTGCTACTACGACTGAAAATACAGGTCGTGGTATGTCTATCTCACTTTTATATATGGACGAATTTGCATTCGTGCGTCCATCAATCGCAACAGAGTTTTGGACTTCTATTACTCCTACTCTGTCAACTGGCGGTAAGTGCATCATTACTTCTACTCCTAACTCGGACGAAGACCAATTTGCTCTGATTTGGAAAGGCGCAAACAAAACAGAAGATGAATTTGGAAACACTACCGATTTGGGTGTAAACGGGTTTAAAGCTTATCAGTCACATTGGAATGAACATCCAGAACGCGGTGCACAGTATGAAGCAGAAATGAGAGCCAAGCTCGGAGAAGATCGTTTCCGCCGAGAAATTCTTTGTGAATTTATTATCGCAGACGAAACACTCATTAATCCAAATAGATTGTTTGAACTGGAAGGCATTGAGCCGATATCACGAATGGGACAAGTTCGTTGGTATCAGCAACCGAAAAAGGGAAATCTCTATGTGGTTGCTCTTGATCCGTCATTAGGCACCGGTAGTGATCCGGCAGCAATTCAGATATTTGAAGCATCTACCACTACTCAAATAGGTGAATGGAAACACAACAAAACTGATATTCCAAATCAAATAAAGCTGCTTGCACAGATCACTAAGTATATTTCCGAAATAACAAACGAACCCAATAACATTTATTATTCTATTGAAAACAACACAATAGGTGAAGCTGCATTAATTTCTCTAAACGAGTATGGGGAATCTAACATTCAGGGAATTTTCCTCAGTGAACCGGGAAAAAAGCGTAAAGGATTTAATACAACTCACAAGGCAAAAGTAGCTGCTTGTGCAAAGTTTAAAACTCTGATTGAGTCAAAAAGAATGACAGTTCTCAGTAGACCTCTTATCAGTGAACTTAAGTCATTTGTTGCGCATGGAGGAAGCTATGCGGCAAAAGTCGGAGAGCATGATGACTTAGTGATGGCAACATTACTTTCAATTCGTATCATGACACAGTTGGCTGAATATCATGGGGACCTTGAAGCGCAGATTCGTGACCATGAGGAAATGGTTCTGCCTCTTCCATTCTATGCTGTATTAAACTATTAAGCATAAATACTCTTATGGCTAACATAGACAACTCATCATTTAATCATAAGTTATACGACCTTCTGAAAGTAAGAGGGTATAAACCAATTCCATTAAATGCAAAGAATCAGCGCGTGGATGCATCACAAGACGCTGACGTAATTGAATTTACGTTCATCAAAGATGGTGAAGATTATGGAAAAGTTTGGGTAAGCATAGATGATGCTCATGCATTAAACGTGTATTACGATGAAGAACAAGAGAACAGCCCCAATAACAACACGCCGGGTCTTGATTATGATGACTCTTGGACTGGCTTTTTAAAAATGCTAAAAAAATGGGCACAGCGCCGCCAAATGAATTTTGAGTTACTAAACAAAGATCGTTTAGGTGATGACATGAAGCAACGAGAATATTACAAGACAAAGAAGAAACTGGGTGAAAGTTATCATCCAATGGGCAAAAAAGCATCATATAACGATGCTGTCCCAAATGTCAAAATCATATTGCAACATAACCGTGCACTTGAAGAAGGCGAACAGCGTTACCGAAATGTAGCTAAAATTTTCTTGGAAAATGCAGATGGTGAACGCTTCTTGGCTCCTACTATTCGTCCCGGATTGGCTCGCGTATACGCCCGCCACATTGCAGAGGGTGGCGTTCCTAACGATGAGCGTTGGAACCACATTAAAAGCTTGTGTGAAGAATACAACAAGATGGCAGGATTTGTTCGCGCCACACGCAATGGTAATTTCAATGAATCAGTGCAGAGCATAGTGAACGAGGGAATTAGTCACTATAACAAGTTGAGAGAGAATCTCAGTCGCTTGACTGGTCATCGCGGATACAACATGTATTTTGAATCATGGACTCCAACACTAATGGAAGATGATAGTGCATCAGACATCAGCGAAATGTTTATGCATTCAACACTTGATCCACGTATTGAATCTGTGATGCCAATTCTTTCACGTTTACATAAAAATGTAACAGAAACGAAAGAAGTTGATGAACTTGAAAATTGGGCAGATACTCTCGTAAATGAAACTATTGATGATGAAATGGACGAAGCCAAAGACTCGGTGACATATATTATAACAAAAAAACCGAATCATAATGGCTATTATGATGTTACTGTATTTCACGGTAATGGGCCTTTTCCAGAGGGATGGAGAAAAGCATCACCAAGTGAATTTCGTAACAGTCGACCAATGAAAGAAGATGTTGACGAAGAATTTAAAAACTGGGAATTTGAACTTAGTCCCGGCGATAACATTAAAGTCATAAATGGAGACCATGCCGGATTGCGTGGAATAGTCGTTAAGAAGCATAATAACGGTGAATCATATTCAGTTAAAGATAAAGACGGAAACGTAACTCGCCATCACATTTCTACTCTTGAAAACCCTCATGATGTAAATGAAACAACTGAATTGGAAGAAAATCTTCACAAGTGGTTTAAGGAAAAATGGGTTAGGTTCGGTCCAGATGGTAAAATAAAAGGTCCATGCGCAAGAGGAAGTGACAATGAGGGAAAACCTAAATGTCTCCCTCAGAAAAAAGCACAGTCACTGGGAAAAAAGGGTAGAGCAAGTGCAGCATCGCGTAAGCGCCGCGAAGACCCAAATCCAGATCGTCATGGCAAGGCAATAAATGTAGCTACCAAGAAGAAAACAGAAGAAGATATTTTGGGTGAGAATTGCTGGAAAGGTTACCACAAAGATGGTAACAAAAAAATGTTCGGCAAAACTTATCCTAATTGCGTGAAAAATGAGAGTGAAGAAAAATGTCCACATTGTGGTGGAGATTTAGTGAGCGAAGAGCTTCTTCACGAAAAGAAAGATGCTTGCTACTACAAAGTAAAATCACGATATAAGGTATGGCCATCTGCATATGCAAGTGGTGCACTCGTAAAATGTCGCAAAAAGGGTGCTAAAAACTGGGGAAATAAAACTGCGAAAGAAGATGTTTCCGAAGCAGAAGGCGAAAGCTTGACCTCAAACAACCCAGTTGGAATTCCTGAAGGTTGGGATGACCCAGCTATGAAAATGTCAGATGATATTAAAGTTTGGCAGGACAAGGATGAACTTGGTCATGGCGAATGGTTCTGGACTCGTGCCAAGAATGGTCATATCGTAGACCATGGTGGACCTTGCCATTCTAAAGAGGAAGCAGAATCCGAGGCGGGTTTGGAAGAACTGGAAGAAAACCTTGGTAGCGGAAAAAAAGAAGAAGTGTTTGTACTTTATACAAATGGAAAACCATCTACCAAGTATACTAATATGAATGACGCCAAAAAAGATGTGGACATGTTAAGAAAAAAGAATCCCAATCTGAGAGTTGAAATTAAAAAAGAATTCAGAGATAATAAAAATAAACGCGTGGAAGAAGACCTTGGTCCAGAACAGAAGCGCGTAGGTCAGCTTGGACCAACCGAAAAGGTTAAAAACAACAACATTGGCAAGCTGGTAGGGGCTAACGAAAGCGCCGATCACGATGAACTTTCCAGAATCTTGGATATTGCGCGTTTCAGACCCTGATCGCGCAATATAATTACATATTTTGGTACATATACGAAACTAAATACTTGACACTGAGTGGTTATTGTTATATAACCATAAAGTGTGCTCCAAACAACAAAACATTAAATCTAACATATAGCTCAACACATAGCACATTTAAAAGGAGAAAAATAAAATGGCTTCATTAGCAGAAATCCGTGCCCGCATTGCGGCATCAGAAAACAAGGGACAAAATAAAGGTTCCAACTCACAATCAGACAACGCAATCTTTCCGTTTTGGAATATGGAAACCGGCACTACAGCCGCGCTCCGTTACCTTCCAGACGGAGACCCAAATAACTCTTTCTTTTGGATAGAAAGAGCAATGATAAAGTTGCCATTCAATGGCATCAAAAATGACCCAAACAGCAAGCCTATTATTGTTCAGGTTCCATGCGTAGAAATGTATGGTGACAATTGTCCGGTTCTCGCAGAAGTTCGTCCTTGGTACAAAGATGATTCATTAAAGGAACTTGCCAGCAAGTATTGGAAAAAGCGCACTTATCTTTTCCAAGGATTTGTTCGTCAGAATCCACTGAATGAGGAATCGCTTCCAGCAAATCCTATTCGCCGTTTCATCATCACTCCACAGATCATGCCAATCATTAAGGCTGGCTTGATGGACCCTGAAATGAGTGAAGTTCCAACTCACTATACCTCTGGTTTGGATTTTATTATCCGCAAGACAGCCAAGGGTGGGTATGCTGATTATTCAACCTCAAACTATGCAAGAAAAGAAACTCCACTAACCGAAACTGAACTTGCGGCAATTGATACTCATGGTCTTTATGATCTTAAGAGCTTCCTGCCTAAGAAGCCAAGTGATGCAGAACTTCGTGTTATCAAGGAAATGTTTGAAGCATCCGTTGATGGTCGCCCATATGATAACGACAAGTGGGGCGCTTATTACCGTCCATACGGTTTGGCTGCACCAGAAAACACCTCATCTTCTCAAAGCGCCACGGTTCCAACCGTAACTGGCAATTCAGCCCCACTGGATGACGAAGATGACAATACTCCACCATTTGATGCTGATCCAGTTGTTGTTCCACAAAAGTCAACTTCAACCGATCAGGCGCAGGACATCCTTGCGATGATCCGCGCACGTAAGTCTAAGTAATTGGACTGGGGAGAGGGATTAATCCCTCTCCCATCATCAAGGGAGTTCTTATGACGACATCAGAGGACAGATATAGAGCACTCAAGCAAGGCAAAAAGCTATTAGAAGAGCTTTGCGATCCGGGTAAAACGCCGAGAGTTCCCAGCATAATCAGGGATCGTGCCAGAGGCATTTTACGCCATTTTCCAAGTGATTATGACATTGATCAACTTACGGAAAACAACCCAGAGATGCTTGAAAAGCTACCATTTAAAGATAAGCTAAAACAAGTCGCAAGATAACAGGAGATTAATTTGACAACTAAACCATTCGACGTAAGTCGTTTTAGGAAAGATATTACCAAGGCAATTGATGGTCTTAGTATTGGGTTTAATGATCCAACTGATTGGATTAGCACCGGAAATTATGCTTTAAACTACCGAATCAGTAGCGATTTTAACAAGGGTGTTCCTTTGGGTAAGGTCACGGTGTTTGCTGGAGAATCTGGCGCGGGAAAATCTTATATTTGCTCAGGAAATTTAGTAAAACATGCCCAAGAGCAGGGTATATTTGTAGTTTTAATTGACAGCGAAAATGCATTAGACGAATCGTGGCTTCATGCGCTCGGTGTTGATACTGACGAAAGCAAGCTACTCAAATTAAATATGGCAATGGTTGACGATGTGGCTAAAACCATAAGTGAATTTATGAAGGGGTATAAAGCACTGCCTGATAATGAAAAGCCCAAGGTATTGTTTATCGTTGACTCTCTCGGAATGTTGCTTACTCCAACAGACGTAAATCAGTTTGAAGGTGGTGACCTAAAGGGAGACATGGGCCGCAAGCCTAAGGCACTTACAGCCCTCGTTCGTAACTGCGTTAATATGTTTGGTAGTCATAATGTGGGTCTTGTTGCCACCAACCACACATACGCTTCACAGGATATGTTTGACCCGGATGACAAGATTTCTGGTGGTCAGGGTTTTATCTACGCTTCGTCTATCGTTGTGGCTATGCGCAAGCTAAAGCTTAAGGAAGATGAAGACGGAAATAAAGTTAGTGACGTTCGTGGTATTCGTGCTGCCTGTAAGGTCATGAAGACTCGCTATGCGAAGCCATTTGAATCCGTTCAAGTTAAGATTCCATATGATACCGGTATGTCGCCATACTCCGGACTTACTGATATGTTTGAATCTATGGGACATTTGAAGAAGGAAGGCAATTCCTTGGTATATACCAAGCTTGATGGTACTATCATCAAGAAGTTTCGTAAAGCTTGGGAAGCCAATACTGATGGATGTCTTGATACCATCATGGCAGAGTTTGACAAACAACCAATCACATCATCAGTTGAAGACGAAACGGTTAATGATGGTTAAGATTGATCAGATAATTGAAGCATTTCAGGCCGGTAAATTTCCAGAAAAAGCTACTACTTCATCGGAATTTCAACAGTCATATGATAAATTGTTAAGTCAAGCAACTAAACTGGCTGATGTAAGAAAAGATTATGCCCTTTATCGTTACGATGACACATTTATGTTAGTTAAGTCAGACGGTAATATTGTTGGTATGCTGAAATTGGAAAATAAAAACATTGCCGGTAAAGATTATCTTAACGTAAAAATAATTTTTGTTCCAGTCCAGTATAGAAAAGGACCCGCATTATATTGGTTATTGTATGCGGTAAAAGAACAAGTAACTAAAAATGTTATAGCAGATGGTGCCATTTTTGATGACGGACAGGCATTAGTCAATGCCATTAAGAAAAATGGCATGTTCTATGTGTTTGATCTTAACAAAGAAACTGGAGAAATTACAGATGTAAATAAACCAATATCTTCTATGGATCATTGTTATTTGTTTAAGAATACTAACATGGGCTTTGGTCAACAGATGTTTACTGAGGGTATGGAATTCACGTGGTATCCACTATTTGGTGAGATTGAGGAGGAAAAATGAGTTTATCTCTTGTTTATGAAGTATGGAAAATTCTTAAGCCAAGTTTAGATGCAGGCTCAGTTAAAGAAGAAGCGGCAGATGATCTTGTGAATTATCTTATTGATGAGGGTCATTCTCCATCAGAAATAAAACACACATTCAGGGGCGACAAGGAAATTAAGGACGCTCTTGAGTTTTACATGGAATCTCCGGAAGATGGTTTGTATCATCAACAAAATGACGATATATTTGATGACTATCCCGATGAAGAGGAAGATGAGTGGTGATACGGTGGTATACATTAGTAACTAATGATTTAGGAAAACTACCGGATTTCATTGCATACTACGAAAAAGAATTAGAAGAAGCCAAAAAAGAAGTAAAAATTTTAGGTAAGCTTGAAAAGAATATTGCAGAACTTCCGGGAATAACTGAATTCAGATTCAATCAGTTACAGGAAATCAATGCTATTCTCAATTACATGAACATCCAACTAAGAAAGATAAAGTCAAAGTATTACCGAAAATATCGCGAAAAATACAATCGCGATTTGGCCAGACTTGAGGCTGAGAAGTATGCAGAGGGCGAAGACGAAGTAATTGATTATGAAGTTTTAATCAATGAAGTCGCACTACTATCTCGTGAATGGGATGGTATTATGAAAGGCTTAGAAACTAAACAATGGCAACTTGGTCATATTGTTAGGTTACGTGTTGCCGGTATGGAAGATATCTCAATTGGATAATTTTATCCTTGCGTTTTAACTCAAAATGTTATAAAGTAGAAAAATGTCATATATTAATAACAACTCTATCATTTCTAATAATTGGTCTTTAGGTGTAAGTAGTAGTAACCCATTTCATGGAGTTGAGACTATTATTAAAGAATTTGAACCTAAGCATATAGCTATTAACGAAGACCCAGTTGTTCTTGCTTGTACGATTAAAAGGCTTCGTAAAATAGCAACTGAAAACCCAAAAGATCACACGCTCAATACAATTCGTATACCATTACACCTGCTATCAATAAGTGAAGACGAAAATATTATCTCTCCGCTTATTACGGATGATGATCGTCAGTTGGCAAAGACTATACGCGATCATTATTCCAAAAAGTTGACATGGATTATTTTGCAGGAAGAATCTATCAGTGAATATAGAAGCAAACTCAAAAAGCTATTGCTGGTAACAGACAACCTGTACACAGACAAGCAATGCGGTATTGCATACAAGCTTCCATATTTTTATGAATACGATATGGCGTTGGTTGATATTTTTGGTGGTGAAGCAAACTCTTTGATTGGTGAATTTTCTATTGAAAGTCAACAAAAGCAGCTTACGTTTATAACTAAGTTGAATGCGTCTCAAAGAAAAAAGAAAACGTATGAATACTGGTTCAGCGATGATACTGGAAACAGAGTTGTTATTGAATTGGACACTTTCAATCCATTACTCCCACTATGGGAAGCGCATATTCAATCTACGCCTATAACAGTTACTGCCAAGTTTAACCCGGTCTATAAAGATAAGTTTAAATACTATTCCGCAGCTTCGTGGAAATGGCAGTTAAATTAATTTAAAAAACATGTTGACATCCGATCTTCTCGAGTGTATATCAAACGCACACGAGAAGAACGGAGAATTGACATGAGCATTGCACAAACCATTCTTTCGCAGATCAAGACGATTGATCCTCGCGCCACGTGGGCTTGGGGTGCAAAAGATTATGTGAACATGGGTAATGGTCTCAAGTTCAAGACTTCTGGCATGGTCAAGTGGAAGGGCTATGTGTATGTCAAGTATAATGAAGGCACCGACCTTTATGATCTTGACTTCTTCAAGATTCGCAACTATGATATCAACATGATCAAGCAGTATGAAGGCGTTTATGCCGAAGATTTGGTTCGTATCATTGAT